GTTGACGATTTCCCGCTTTTCAATCTTCGATGCCGCCTCAAGGAATGCTGCTCGATACGCGGATCGAATATTGGGCAGCGTTGAGGCTACAACGCCCTTGATGTCCTTCGGCTTGGGATCGACGTTGCTAGGCTTGGAGAATGCAAAATAGATCGCACCAGCTGCGATGATCCAAGGTAGCCAACTCGATTCGGGCTTACTCATCATCGCTCGCTTCCGCTTCAATCTCTGCTTCTGCATACAGTTGAGCTGCTGATGGTGCATTGCCGTATTGGGCTTGCGGAATCGCACTAAGGAACCCGTTTTCCTTTGCCCAAAAGTACAACCTAATCGCCATTTGCACCAGCATAATCACCGTCACTGGATCCAGTCCGTAAACAGTCTTTGCATGCTGTCGATAGGCTCGGCGGAATGCTTGACGATCTCCGCCAGTCTCGTTGTAGATTCGGATCGCGTCATCAGGCTTCCAAGCTGTTTCGCATCTTTTGAAAAGACTCACTTTGCCACCTCGTCAGGTTTAGGCAGTGGCCGGATCGAATCGCCAACAATCCACGCTCCAACGGCTAGCACAAGCTGTTGTATCTGGTCTTCGCTCAAAGGCACCTTGTCCTTCAAGACGACAACGGCAACGACCGCAGCCGCTGCCCAAAATCTCTTCGACTTGAGTAAGTCTTGCATGTTACAACCCTCCCTTGGTTCCTTTCATTGTAGCAAGTGCTAGGGCGATTGCAAACTTTGCCTAAATGATAGACCGCCTCCGCAAGTCCTCAATCCAATACTCCCCATCCTTCGGTGGAGTCTCCGCCGCGTAAACCGCAACGGCTAACGCCGATAGGTAATGGCTTGTGACTCCGTAAAGCGGGCCGGGTGCCTTTTTAGTGCCTTGGATTCCGAAGCGGTCAATTAGCACTTGGCGAATATTTGCATCCTTCGCCCTCATCGAGTTGCAAAGGTGCATCTTCACCGACTTCCTTGGCACCAATCTAACTTCGGTGCCAATCGTGCCCGCTAGCCATCCGATACCGGCGACCGTGCGAAACACTTCCTGCCCGACCGCCATCCCGTAGGACTCGATCCACTCGCACGCAACGGTGCGAACCTTGCAAAGCATCTCTCGTTTTTCCCAGTCGGTGAAATGGATGAAGCTGTCAAACGTGCCGAGTTCAACAACCCGATTCTCCTCGCAATCCCACCAAACAAACGCATGCTCCTTTGGGCCGGGATCGACGCCTAAGATTATGTTTTTACTCACCGCTCACCTCCATCTCTTTAATCGCTCGATCTAAATACCACGCCGCTTTTTTGAGGTCTTCGACGCCTCCCTTGTTGTCGTAGCGCCAAAGGTACTTAATGACGTTACCCGTGCAATACTTGATAAACCCGCTTCCTGTTGCTGCCTTGATTGCGTCAATGCACTCGATGCCGCCTTGGTTGTAATGGGCAGGATGGTTGACGTTGTCAACTGTCAAGCATTCGTTGACGACTGAGGCAGGTTCGGCCTTCGATTCAAAGCAAAAACAATCCGACTTCCTTTCGACCAATTCATAATTTTTCGCCTTTGACCAGCTTGACCAAGTGTGGCGTTTGTACTTAACGCTAATCTCGTCGTCATTAACCTTAACCACTTCGCCGATCCATCCTGCAAAAATCGTGTGATCTTGCTTTCGCCTGACGATATCCCCAATCTCAAACTTGTGTTCGCTCATTTCTTCCTCCCTCTCAAAACTGGATTATCTGCCCTGACGTACTTCGCCAGTTCCGCTCGTAACTCAAAATTGCGCCTAACGTGCCTATCAATTCTATCGCCGCTTTCCTTCAAAAGCTTTTGCATGTACTCGATCTGCTTCGCTTGGGACTCAAGCAACGCTCGCAGATGCTCTAAATCCTGTGATTCGTCTTCGGTCATTAAAAGTCTCCGTGAAATGTTTCCGCGTCCTTAAACGCATCGCTGAATCGCTTACCGTCAAACTTCAAGTTAAAACGCCCTACCTTGCCGTTTCGCTGCTTCTCAAGCAATACCGCGGCATCTTGGGCGTCTCGGCTTTCTCGGTGCAACAGCATCACGATATCGGCGTCCTGCTCGATGGCTCCTGAATCCCTCAGCATGTTAATACTAGGCTCTTCCCCCTCCGCCGCCCGGCCCAACTGACACAACACCAACAACGCAATATTGAGTTGTTTACTGACTCTCGCAAGTTCTCCGCTGATCTGCGTAACCCGCTCGTAAATCTTTTGATGCGGACTGCTACCGCGAATAAGCCCAAGGTAGTCAACGATGACAAGCCTCACGCCACGCTTGGCAACCTCCGCCCTTAACCGCGATTCGATCCGAGCCATCGAGATACCAGCCGCTTGCCACACGTAAAGCGGTAGTTGTTTAGCTTCGCTACAAGCCTTTAGCATCCTCAGGCAATCGGCATCGGTGTAGCTTGCGTTTTGCATTTCGCTGATTCTCATGTCGGCATTCTTCACAAACTGACGCTGGCCAATTTGTTGATTGGACATTTCGAGCGATACGAATAGCGTCTGATCGCCGTTGACCGCTGCATTTTGTGCGATATCCATCGCCAAAGCCGACTTGCCGATTGACGGCCTAGCCGCAAGGATTGCGTACGATCCCAAGGGTATCCCGCCACTTAGAGCCATGTCAATCTCCCTGAACCCAGTCCGAACCACCGCCGCTGTTCGTCTGTTGGCTCGTGCGTCTTCGAGAGTCTCCAGGTAATCGCCCATCAGATCGCCGAGATGCTGAACGTCTTCGCCGCCGATACTCTTGGCTTTTAATAATCGCTGTTGAGCGTTACTGACCACGCTATCGGGATCAAACGCCAGCGATGACGCCTCTGACACGCCCCACTCCAACGCTAGCAACACCCGCCGCCGCTCTGCCCATTGAGCGACTTGCTCTGAGTGATAGACGATGTGGCCCGGCACGGTCTTTGTAACCAAGTCAGCGAACCCAACGTCACCGCCTATCCGGTCGAATACGCCACGCTTGCGAAGTTCGCTTAGCATTACCGATTCGCGGTGAAACTCTACGCCGTCTTTTGCCATCGCCTGGAATGCCGCCCATGCGTCCGCCATCGGTTGATGGATGAAGTCGGAGCTATCAAGTGCATCAGCGACCGCGTAGAAGTCACCGGGCCGAAGGATGATACCCGCAATCAACTGCTCCTCGATTGCTCGGCATGTCTCAAAGTGGCTTGGGTGAAGTGGCATTAGGCAGGCTCCCAGTTTTCGTCGATGACGGGTAAGGCGGATTTCTTAACTATCGGTTGCATTTGGGCTACTGGCCCTCTGTAGGAATCTTGAACCCTGGTTAGCCAAGCCCCTAGGAACTTAACCATGCCCTTGTCCGTCTTCCGCTTCGCCGGATTGTCTTTAAGCCACTGAGCCGCCATTCTCAATTGCGACTCAACGTCAATCCCTGTGAAGGTGGATTTCCATTCGTCGAGCTTGCTTTGATGGAGAAGCCAATAGCCTTCACCGCATGTCTTAAACTTGAAAGGCGATAGCCTCATCGCCAGCATGGAGTCACCCTGTGGCTCCGTGCACAAAGAGTGATCCTTTGATCCTGATCCTCTGATCCCTTCCTCTGATCCAGGGGTGATTGTTCGCGAGCCATCGGCGAACCCTCTGGAATCTTCGCCGAGTCCTCGCGAATGTTCGCGAATAGTAACCGAAGGTGGAGCAGGAAGCTTAGAAACGCTGGGTTTATCGATCTTTTGATGACTCGTCCAGTTGAGAATCTGCAAGTATGAATCGCCCAAGTCGTCTTTGTACCGCTGTATCGACCGCACTTCCTCAAGTTCGATCAACCACTTGTCGATCTTGTCTGGAGCGTCCTTGTCGTAGGGGAAAAGAAGGCTCGCGAGCATTCGCGAATTTCCGCGAAGCCTCCCCGAATCGTCGGCGAGCGTCCAAAGCATGATAAAACATAACCTTGCATCCCGTGTGAGCTTGCCCATGCTTTCGCTCTGTGGGAACTCAGGCTTGATCGTTCTGATCCTTGCCATGTTAGCACCTTGTACTAAATCCCCGCGTCGCCGTTTTGGCCGCCGATGTGCGATTGCACGAAGACACGACGACGCGGGGTAATTGTTTTTGGTTTCGGCGGCCAAACCGATTTCGCTAAATTGTACTTTTCGTCAATCCGTAGGCATATGCCTAGTCAACAGAACGCCCCGCCCCTTTCGGGGCGAAGCGTGGAGGTTGATGCGGTAGTTAGGTGAGACACCGGCACTTACCGCGCACCAGCTCGTTTGGCGGGATTCCTGCCCTCTAGTAAGCAGGCACCTTTGCCCAGGCGAGCCAACCTGTTGAGTTTAGTCGATTGCAGGCTGTAGAGCGTCAAGCTCCATCAGGTCGAACAATGTCGGAGCCGTCAATTCACGCTCCGCACGTTCGCAGAATGCAACGCCGAATTTCCAGTAGTCGGGATTCAGTTCGACGCCCCAACCCTTACGCCCCATCTTGACCGCTTGATATGGCGTTGAGTGAATGCCGCCGAACGGATCGAGGATAACATCGCCCTTGTTGCTGTAGCGTTCAATCAATCGCTCGATGACGTCTAGCTGCAAGGGGCAAACGTGGTTTTCTGTCGTCTTGCGACTCAACTCAGTGTTGAGCGTCTTGATGCGGATAATATCCGTCCAGATGTCTTGGTTGTTTGACACTGGAGCAAAAAGCATCATCGACGCCGGCAGCCGCCCGACCTGCTCCACTGCTTCGGTGAATGCAACGTGATCCTCGTAGTTGTACCGATGCTGCTTCGCGTAGGCTCTCCACCAGTGATAGACCTCCGATGTAGTCATCGTCTGCAACATCGCAGGGCTTGCAAGCTCGTTGCCGCTTGACCGCCAGATGCCGCTAGCGTGAATCTGCCAACGCGACCTTGAGTATTCCGCCTTATCTTTGGTAACTGGATCTGGCCCGTTTGCAGTTTGGTTCGGACTCATCGATGGATCGAACTTACGAAACAACAGAACGAACTCAGTTGAACCGCATCCCATCTTGGTTGAGTCTTTGCTGTTCTCTGTGTGCCCTAGCCGGTACGTCTGTGCGTTCTCTCGAACAACGTCTGTATCGATGACAATTCGCCCCATGTAGATAAAGCCATGCTGCTTGAATGCTGCGACGGTCTTATCGCTGAACTCGTTAACGGAGTACATAGCGTTGCCCGTCATCGTGCCGTATTGGATGCGGTCTTTTGTGTGAATGCAAGCAACCCGCCCATCTTTAAGCACCCGTAGCAGCTCAGGGACTAGGAAGTCGAATTGCTTGAAAAATCCGTCATCGCCTTGATTGTGGCCGAAGTCGTTGAGGTTTGGACTGTATTCGTAGTGATCGCTGAACGGAATCGAAGTAACGATCTGATCGACGCAACCATCAGGCCACGTCTTTAGTTCGGCAACGCAATCATTGTTGATCGCCCGATACAGTTCGCCGCTAACCTCAACCCGTGGAACGCCTAGACCGCGTTGAAACTTCATTTTTAGCATATCTCCTGAAAGGCCGTTTTCTCTGATGATTTCCCGCATCCGCTGCGAGAGTTCGTTGTGTCGCTCCCATTTCTTCCGCATGATTAACACCGTGTCAAACTGCGTCGAAGCGTAAACAATGTGAACCTGAACCGTCTTGGTTTGCATGAACCGCTGAATACGGTGAACCGCCTGAATAAAGTCGTTGAACTTATCCGTTGGCCCGATGAAGACCGCCCGATTGCAGTGCCGTTGAAAGTTGCAACCGCTTCCAAGTAATTCAGGCTTGCTGCTAAGAATCTGCAGCCTGCCGTCCGCGAAGTCGCTAACGATCTGTTCACGCTCTTCTAACTCTTGCGAGCCGTAGACCGCTTTGCTATGCGGGATCGCCTTTTGGATCGCTTCGCGTTCGCTTTCAAGGTAATGCCAGACTAGCCAATGCTCATCAGGCTCGGCGTTGACAATCTCAACCATCTTATCGATGCGAGCGTCTTTGGTTTTCCTTCGCTGCTTTGCAACGTGTTTAATGCCGCCTCCGGTTTGCTCAAAGAGAAGCGGATTGCCGCGACTGTCAACGCATGATCCAGCCTCGCCCAGTTCGCCCGGCACTTCGTGCCAATGTACTTCCAATTCCGGCATCGAGTACCCCGCATCATCAAATCCTAGATCGCTTGGAGAATTGACGAACGCCGCCCACGATGCGACCCAAAGCCAAAAGCGTTGCGTCTCATGCGGATACAACTGAAGGTTTCCAGCTTTCTTGCTATCCCGCTGAAAGAATCGCGTCATCGCTTGCCCTCGATCCATTACGCCTAGAAAGTCGGCGTAGTTAATCAGCTCGATGAAGTCGTTAGGCGATGGAGTAGCAGTAGCCACAAATCGATACTGAACATCTCGAAACAGCATCGCAAATTGTTGCGTTGTCTTTGTTCCGTAGGATCGCAAGCAACTAGCCTCATCAAGCATCGCACCTGCGAACCGCTTTGGATCGATCTGACCGTCTCGCACTCGCTCATAGTTCGTAATGATGTATGGGCTATCGCAAGCATCGACCTCGGCATCCGTTCGACAGTAAACAACCTTCATTCCCATTCGCGGCCCGTCGTTCTTCGTGAACTCCTGGCGAACGCCTAATGGAGCGACGAATAGCACTTTGCCGCCGGTCTTTTCGTGTATCCACTTGCCGAGTTGTAGTTGCTGTACAGTCTTGCCTAAGCCGAATGCCTCGAACAATGCCGCGCGACCTTTTCGGATAGCCCAATCGACGCATACGACTTGATGCGGCTTGAACCAATCAGGGCAGGGTGAATCAGGCTCGAAGCCCTCATCCGCAACTACTGGTGCTTTCGACCTTATAAACTCTTCGTAATTCATCTTCTCCAACCTCCGTTAGACCAACTCCCTCAGGGCAACCGTTGCCCCTTTGCTTGTCGGCTGTTAATGTCTCAATCTCCCTCAGCAACTCAACGATCATTGCCGAGAGTGTACCGCTAGTTCCCGTCCAGCAATTCGCTGGCCCGAAGCGTCTAGCGTGCTGTTCGATCTCAATCAGTCGCTCACGGCTTATGGGCATCCGCATCCCTCCTTACCGCTTCGGCAATCTCGGTGGCTGCGTCCGCAAACCTAGCAACCTTGTGATCCAAGTAGTTCTTGACGTCTGCAAACTGCTCGAACTTCCATCCAGCAATCTCGACCGCAAAACCGCCGCTACTTAGTGGCAAGCGATGGCCTACGATGTGCGACTGAATGCCATGCTTTCGCAGTATGTGGTTAGCTACACGGGCTTCGTTGTTGGTCACTTACCAAACCCTCGCTTTCGCATGTCCGCTGGTAATCAGTTTCCCGTTGAGCGTTTGGTGCGGCGGATCATCCATCGATACTGGTTCGGTCAAGTCTCTGTACTGCCGAGCAATCACGCCCAGGTACCGCCCATATTTGTCACGCTTGCTGACGCTTTTGCCCTCAACAGTTGTCTCAACGAAGAACTTTGGATTGTCCCAAAACCATTCTTCAACGAAACCCTTTGCGAGTTTACCCGCTTCGGTGTTTATCTCTGGAGCATCGATACCGTATAGCCTGATACGCTCCTTGCGAAATGTGCTAAAGCCTAAGTCGATGACTATATCGACGGTATCGCCATCAACTACGCGTTCGAGCGTTGCTTGATAGATCCACTGCATCATTCACCTGCCTTTTCTGCACAGTCTTTGCACAGTGCTAAACCGTCAGGAATTGAAACAACAAAGCACTCACAAAGTCTGCACATAAACAAATCCATACCAGCGTTTTCTATAGCTCCGTCCAGCATGTCTATCTTGTCGCGCAAGCCGCGTATGGTCTGCTGTAATTCGCCAATCTTCTTTTTCGCTTCTAGTATTGCTTCAACTGTCATCACAGCACCTCAAAGCCTTTCGCGGTAATGCGGACAACCTTACTGCTCGGCAGCGTATACGTAAATCCTTCGACGAGGATGAAATCCTCCATCCTTCGGATCGCGTGCCACTTGTGTCCAGGCTCATTCGCATACTTCACCCGGTCATCACCGATCAGTAGCCACTCATTGCAACCCTGCGACCAATATAAATCGCTTGCAAGCCGCTCTTCATCCTTGCCGAGCAAACGCCAGCCGCTGGGTATTGTGTCGCGGGAGCGCGAACTATCCGAAGATGTTGGATTGTTCTTTTCAATGCGTCGGCGATACCAGAGTTTTTCGGATTGGTATCTGGGTCCTCTCTCGGCGTAATCCGACTTGCCCCACTCATTATCTTGATAATTCCCCCAAGCCTCATCGCCCTTTTGAAGATCCTCCGGCGGAAACTTCTCCAGCAACCTAAAACCTTCGCCTGGATCGGGCTTGTTTTTGTACCACGCTGGCGGGTCGTAGACTTGGCATTGCCGCCAGCCGTTATAACCACTGTCTGTCCAGTCGCGACCTTCATCCATAGACCATCCAAAAAGCAATGCAATGCTCCAAGATTCGTGTTCCTCATCTCGAAACCTTGCCTCAACCGTCTCACCCTTCATCACCCTCGCAACATCATCCGGCGTTGCATCACGATAAAACTGTTCGATCTTTTCACTCACTTCGTTAACCTCCCAACTCGTTTCCATTCTTCGCTGACCGCAGTTGGCACGTCACCCCCTGCCCGTCGTAGTTCAAAATAAGCGGCCCTCGTAGCGTCAAACTCACTAAGGCCGCCATCGTAAATCATAATTGCAACCCGTTCGCGGAACGCCTCGGCTATTGATGCGTCGCTTCGAATTCGCACTTCACGCACCGCTGAATCGTCAGTGGCGTGTTGCATGTTCCGCACCACCATTTCGCCGGTAGGTCTTTGCCTTTGTAGGCTAGTCGCTGAATCATCGGCTTGATGCTCGCCCATACCGCTCTTAACCTTTCCGCTCGCTTGGTTTCCATGCCAACTAACTGATCGTCGCGATGCTTCGCAGCAAGTCGCTCTAGCCTCAATGCGTATTCGTGGCACTTCGCCTCAGCCGCCAAGCCTAGCACGATGTCAGAGTAACTAGAACCCGCAGATACACCTCTAGCACACGATCCGCAATGCGTCTTGCCTTGCTTGATGTAGAACTTGGTCAAGCGTTTATTGCAGCATCTACACCGCATGCTACACCCTCGCCATAGGCATGATAACCCCAAGAACGTCACCGGATTGCAGCACAACCGGATCGCCTGATTGCTTATACTTCACTTCCACCGTTTGCTCTTTGCCAAGCGAACGAAGGAAGTCGGCTAGATACGTGTGATCGACCGTCAGTTTCGCTGGACTGTCCGCTTCGCACCCCATCACAACGCTAGAGGCTCCGACCTCCGCAGTTTTAGCAGTCGCGGTTAGTTCGCCGCTACTGATTACGAGGTCAATGCCTCTGGAGTCTTGATCGTTGACGATTGCGGCTTGACGTACGACCGATAGAAACTTCTCCGCATCGCACCGAAGCGTTGATGCTCCATCAGTAGACGGCACCACCTTTCGCCAATCAGGATAACGCCCCTCGACAAGCCGCGTCTGTAGCGAGATGTCACCGCATACAAACACCGCTGAAGCGTGACCGATCATTACGTCAACTCCGCATCCTTCCGCCGCGATGATGCGTGATACGGCTTGCAATGGGCGAATAGGTACGATACCGCTGACCGCTGCGACTTCACCGGCAATCTGACAGGACGAGACGGCAAGCCGCCGCCCGTCTGTTGCAACGCATGTAAGCCGCTCGCCAATGTCGAAGTGAACGCCACCGAGTTGATACCGTGTAGACGTCAAGTCTGTTGCGTAGATCGTCTGGCGAATCGCATCAGCCAACGCAACACCGGGTACTCCTGCCGCTCCCTCTGCCGCGTCGATCTTGACGCCGGGAAACTCATCAGGATTGGGCATCGACAACGTAAACCCGCCCGATTGCGTTGTGATCCGCAGTTGGTTGTCAACCTCGATATCAACCGAATCACCTCCGCAGTCCTTGAGGATCGGGATAACCTTCGATGGGAGTAGTAACGCCTTGCCGGGACTTGAAACGTATTGCACCGCATCGGCAACATTGCAAACAATTGACAATTCGTTGTCAGTCGCCTGCATGTTCTTTGCACCCTCGCACGTAAACTTGACGTATCGCAGCACTTCGCTTTGTGGCTTGGTGGCGACAATACTCGCCGCGATTTCGAGCGACTTTAGAAACGGGACTCTTTGTACTGTGACTCTCACAACCTACCTCCATTAACTCATAGTAAACCGGCTTTGCTTGGCATCCTGCCAAAGAAGCCAACAATAAAACTAAACGCATCTTGCTTCCTCCAAAGGATCGGTAACGCCGTCGCGTTACTTAGTACGGAGCCAGGGCCCTCTTTGACTGATCCACATGGACGATCCTCGCAACACTTAGCAGTTGCCGCTTCTACTGCTTTCGCAGCTACTCAATCGATCCGCTCACCAATGCAAACTGCTTGTCCACCTTAACAGGCGTTGTTGCGTTGCTGATTAGGACCTCGTTAAATTGCACCGCACCGGCAGTTGCCCCAATGGTCACACCAACAGAAGCCGCTCCATCGAGGTCGCTCTGGCCGTCAAGCAATGTACTCGCAATCGACCCTGCCGAGCCGTTGACGACTCGCAGCACCGAGCGATTCGCGACGCCTTCGCTGATCGACAGCTTGCATCCCTCGATTAAGAAGTCGCAACGGTCAAGGTAGATGACCTCGTAGTTCGTGGGCCGTGTCGTCGTCATCTCGACGTATCGCAGTTCGACTGATGGTCGTCTTTGCAGCGTAGAGTATGTAGCAATCTGCCCAACATCACCGCTACCGATTGGCTTAACGATCACAGGCTCTGTTGCTGAACCAAGCATTTGCAAGTTGCCCCAAACTTGGAAAGGTACACCAACAGGAGCAACCTGTATTGTCGAGCCAGCCTCAATAGTCAACGTGCCACCGAACCTAACAACAACAGGCTGACTGAGAGTGTAATTGCCTTTTGGCACTGTGACCGCTTGACCTGACTCAACGACGCGAATCGGAAATGCAGTTTGTGCATTAGCAACCGAACCAACCAACGCCAACGCAACCGACAAAACAAAACGTAACATATCAAACCTTTCAAAAAACAAACAAACAAAACTGACTTAGCAAACTACTCGAACTCTTTTCGCATCGCCTCGACTATGCCGCCGACGCGTTTAACTGTAGTTGACTCAGCGTCGATGACGTCTCTTGCTTCATCATCCGTAGCGATGCCTAGCGACAACTCTGGAGCGTATGCACGAACGAAAAAAGACGCTGATCTGTATCGCAACATTTGCTCCGGCATCGTTTTCCACTTCGAGCCGCTCTTGTCGAACCAGCCTTCCGCTTTTGCCATCGCAATCGTAATCTCAGTTGACTCCAAGATTTCGCCGGTTGTACCGCATACCGCCGAGCATACGCAACCGTAATCGTCTTTACCCTTAGTGCCTGTGAATCGATAACGCAACGGACTGAACTTGCCGCTTGCGTTAGCGGTTGCAATCAAGAATTGACTTGACCACGCTGGACGCCCATGAACGATGTACAGATTCTGCATCACCATTAGTGGGTCTGCACCGAGACGGTTTGCCATGTTCAACGCAACCAAGCAGTTTGGTAGATTGTTCTGATAGTCCTTTGGGATCAGCGTTGACTTGCTTAACGCCGTTGCAACCCGCTGGGCAAGTGCAAAACCGTCCGAATCGCCTAGCCCTGCCTCGATCACTTTGACCGCTTCAACGGGCTTTACTTCTGTCGTGATATCCGAACTCATTATCGCCTCCTAAATGGTAAACACAATTCAAC